GCCTTTGTGTAAGTTGTCGTTGTTGTGTCTGATGAGGAGGTTTGTACTTTAACTGTTAAGGTTGTTGTGTCGGCACGATTGTCTGCCAACAAAAATCTTTGTTCAACGTCAGTGCTGTCAGCTGTGTATTTGGTTGTAAGGTAAGTTCCCTCATAGATTTCAGTGCTGTCAAAATTAACTAAACCACCAATGTTAGATGAGGTGACATCTGAGACCGTAACAAACTGATAACTTGTTCCATCAACTGTCGTATTAAATACTGTACCAGAGGGTATGGTCTTGGTCGTACCAGTTGTATTTAATGATATGTTAACCGTTGCAATGGGAGCTCTACAAGAATTTATTTCATACCCTAGTGTCTTTGCGTGAGACACCACACTGGAACGCAATGAGGAACTATCAAGAAACATTTCATTTGCAAGCATGTTTGCGTTGAATCCAAGATAGTGTGTGTTGTACGCGAGAGTGTCAAGAAGTATGTTCATACCTGACCCCTCAAAATCATAGTCTTTAAATTCTGATTGTGCTTTAAGGAATACTTTTAAATTTCTTTTAATTGCATCAAAGTCAAACTCAGTAATTCTAAGGTTCGTGTTTGCCATTATCGTAATCTCTCTAACATAACTGTTAAGTCAACAAGTTCTGTGGGAGTGTTCACAACATAAAATTCTATTTTCACTTCATATGCATTACGATCTAAATCTGGAAAAGCACTTACTCCAACCAATCTTGCTCTTGGTTCAAAATTTTTAATTACGTCCTCTATCTTTCTTGTAAGGACGATTGCGGTAACAGGTGTCATGAGTTCAAATAACATTTCTCTTATACCAGAACCAATCTCTGGATGGAAAGGTTTTTCATAGTGATTCAATAAAACTAAATTACGAACAGACCGCTTGACTGCCTGTATGTCTGTGACTTTACTAATGTCGCTGTCAGAATTTTTCTTTGAGAAAAATAAATCAAGGTCAGAGTATTGTCTCAGATTCCTATCACTGTTATTGTTTGCCTGTGCGTCTAAGTATGCAGATGCAGCCACTTATAACTCCTGTTGTTTTTATTGTTATATTATTTATACGAGTTAGTAAGAAGTATTTGTTTCTGGATAAGATGGAACATTATATCCTGCCTTATTAAAAATATTTCTTAGGTATGTGTATTGTTCACCACCGCCCTGTCTCCATTCACTTTTGTATAATATGTCTAAATGGAATCTACCCTTCTTTGGATTCTGTAGATAAGTTCCGATACCTAAGAATCCGACATCAATACAAAGTTGTAAAAAGTCCTGTCTTTGTTTTATAGTATAGTTACCGAAGTAAATGTCACAAGCTTTACCTGTACGATGCCTTGGTGAACCTTGTGTTCCAGCATTTCTACGAATACTTCTGTAACCACTTGTGACGATGAGTCTAGGTAGTTCTGGATATTGTGTTGCCCATGTGGACGCAAGAGTGTCAATCACCTTACCTAAATCTGGTCGTATTCTTTTATCAACGTCAGTATTCCAATCCCAAAAAGTTGATGTGTATTCTCCCTCAATAAACGCACCATCCATGTGAGAGTCTAAAAGAGAAAATGAGAATTTTCTAGTTGTCTTAAACTTCCAATAATCATCCTCTGTCCAGTTATCACCAGACTGTTCTTTGAGATACGCTACATCCACATTGTTCTTTGTGATGTATTCTAAGTCTCTAGGATTGTCGAGTTGATAGTTACTATCGTAATCATTCCACGAACCAATGTATCTTTCTTCTGCCAGAATAATATCCTTGAATGAATCACTTGATTCTTTTTGTTCGTCTTGTTGTGTTCTGAGATCATTTGCAGTCGTGTAGTTATTTGCAAACCCTGCCTTGATGTCTGATGCAGGCAGTAGAGACTTCACCTCTGCGGTTGGGTCAGCTATAATAGTGTTTGGTGATTGAACCTCTGGTGCAGTCTTATTTAAATTAATTATTTCTGCCTCTACATCAAACTCACCGTTTACATCTTCTGCACTACCTGTTTTCTTAACATCTATATCATATCTTCCTGTAACCTCTGTCGTAATACTTTGTCCGTATACCTCTGTAACTTTACCTGTGACATCTGTTCTTTGTGTTGAGCCAAACACTTCCTCAACCGCACCGTGTACCTCTTGTTTGAGATTTCCTCTAACTACCTCTGTCTTATCACCATCTACAATCGTAGTCATGTTACCTTGAACATAAGTATTGACATCACCCTCTACTGTTAAGTTAACCGAACCCTTGACGTTTACATACTCAGTTCCAACAACAACTTCAAACTTATCACCGACCACACGAATAGATTTTGTTCCATCTGCGTCAACCTCATAGAATGTTCCAGAGGTGTGATACTCATGTATTCTCTCACTGTCCTCTGTGTCATCAAACTCTTTGATGTGTCCACTTTCACTTTCAAAGACATGGTTCTTTGGATAGGTCGCATTAAATCTTGATGCGAGCTTAAGTGTAAGTTCGTTTGTTGTAAGTTCACCCCATTCATCACCGACAGAATTAGTAACACCCTTTGTTATTCCTTTAGGTGATGTTCCTTCATCAAACTCTGCGTCTTTAGTTTGAATAACTTTATGTGGTTGTTCTGTGTCGTTTCGTGCAAGACGATTAGTATCACTTTCATTTAACGAGTGACCAGAGGTATTTGTAGAGAAGACATCCCCTTGAGGATAGATACCATTAGGGTCATTGAAACCAATTCCAAGTGATGCGTTCTCTTGAGGAACCCCCGGCAGTGTTCCCATGATGACGGGCTGTTGTTTTTCTCTTGAGTCCATGAAGAAACCAACCACCCAAGTTCCTTCAACCATAAACGATGGAGTGTTTCCCATACCTTGCATGGATGGATCAGTGACAGGATGCATGACATGAGCCCACGGCAAATCTTCCGTAGGTATTAATTCTTTATTCTCTGTGTGGTATCCTAAGCAACGAACTCGTACTCGGCCGAGTTTATCAGGGTCATAACGATCTTCCACGACACCAGTAAACCAGACGAATCCGTCTAGTCCCATAAAGTAATTATCAGACATACATTCTCCTTAGAGAATATTTAGTCCATATAGATGTAGTGCATGGCAATTGCAAGACCAGCAACAAACCCCGCAATGAAAAATAATATGTCATTGAGAAAGTATAATATTCTAATTAAAAATAATTTCATAAAGTGCCCATAATAAAATTACAGAGAAAGGTAAAGTGCAAATCAAAAGTAACAGACCGTTGTCTAACTTAGATTCAGTTTTATGAAACAATGGCCTGTCTTCTTCTAACTCTACAATCGGAATGTTCAAAGGTTTCCTTGAGTTCTCTGGACGAAACTGTGTGGTGTGTTCGTGAGTAATGTCTCTCCACCTAGTCAATTTCACTTCCCTCGTTTTCAGTGGACTCGTATTCTCTGTAGTGAACAATACGTCCTTCAACTCCACCACCTGGCACGATGTCAGGAACATAACCTATCTCTGCGTTTCTGTAGTCGTTCCAGACTTCCATGATTAAACGTGTGTCTGAAATACCTGTCTGATCTTTAATGTGTTTTAAAGTAACATCTTTATTTGACTCTAAACATTTCAGTATTGCGTCTTCTTCTTTAAATTCCATAGTGTACTCCAAATTGATATCTTAATATTACAAATGAATAAATGAACGGTAAACACGCCCAAAACCAAAATAACCAATGATGTTTCGTTGATCTTTTTTTCCTCATGAATGTTACGCCTTTTCTGCTCAGTTTTAGGGGGTGGGGCGATTTAGAAAATCATCGACTTGTTTCTCAGTCCTAAACAATCGTACCTGTGTTTGATCTGGTATGTTCCAACTCTCGCGAGTGGCACTCTTCTGCCAGAATCCAAACTGGTCACGATACGCACACCACTCTTCAGTTGGTCTCTTTACTAAACTTACCATTTGTCATGTACCTTTTAATTACGTTTTTAATCACAGTCAACTCGATTTTCATTCGCCGATTTTCCTCACGCAATTTTTTTATACCACTATTCACATTCGGCGTCGTCATAGCTTCCACGTTATTTTTAAATCGAGCAATCTCTTCGTACTCATCTATTGGATTTATTTTTTTCATTGACTTTCAACATCTCTTCATATCGTTTCGGTA